TCTATTAAGATGTATACCTAAATCAGTTGCGTCAACTTTATAATCGTCTGCATCTAGACTATTTATATCTTCGATAATAGCCTTAAAGTCATTAAGGATAGGTGTTAACTCTTGTTCTGCTTCAAGGTTATTGTATATAAAAGCTTCAAGTCTTTCAAAAATACTGCCTTCATCCTCTTCATCTTCTGCATCTCTACGATCGACATCATCCGGATCTGGTCCGATTTCTGCTGCTATTTCGTTTCTTCTTTCTTCTTCTTGAGCTCTACGGTCAGCTTCAACTTCTTGCATATCTTCATAACCTTCGTTAAGAGGCTTTGATTTAGCGTAAGCTTCGAATATTAAATTTGTTTCTGTTGTATTCATATTATTATTTAATTAAATCTATATTTAGGATCATTAGCTCCTGCTAAGTAACCTTTAAGTATTTCACTTAACGATGAAACTTCCATTGCTACTCTAGCAATCTTCTTTGTTTCTGAATTTGAAATGCTATCAAAAATCGTATCAGCTTCTGCAGAATTTAAAGATGTTTGAATACTATCTGTAGTACCGTTAAGGTAATTAGAAAATTCATCCATTCTATTAATCCACTCACTTAACTCATCATACATCTCTCTTTGTTGAGAATTAACAGGACTACCATCAGCTGTTTCAGGTACATCAATATCAAAATCACCAGCATCTGTTTCTGGCTCTAAAGTTGATTGCATTGCTTCTGGATCGGTAAGACCCTCATCATCTTGCTCATTAAGAAACTTAATAAATTTTTTACTATATAAACTCATATTATTATTTATAAATATTTATATGCAAAACAAAGGAAAACTAAAAATGTTTGTTGAACATTTATTGAGTGAAGATCAAATACCGGATTCACAACGGCAAGTTAACGGTATATCTTCAGAATCACCACCACAGCAAGTAGATGTTAATGGTCTCCTTAAAAGACAGTCATCAGATGATACAGCTCCGAAATTAGAACAATACCCTTTAAATGCATTTAATGAAATATCATCTGATTTATTTATAAATGTACAAAATCTTATGAGTATGCTTAAATCAGCTTACAATAATCCGAGTATTAAAGATAAAAAAGGTGTAGCAGAGTGTTATAATATAGCTAACTCAATAGATCAAACAGTAGTTGATTTAGCTAAAAAGGTCGGTAAAATCAAATAATGATAAAAACAATAGTTTCATTAGTTTTAACGATATGTATTAGTACTCTTTTTAGTCTGATATTTATCGATAACTTTAAAGTAGTATTTGCTATTGCTACAATATTGCAATTTATTGGATTTTATATTTTTAATAATATATATGAGAATTTTCTGAGAAAGAAAGCAATTGAGTTATCCGTAGAGTTTGAAAAGGAACGAGCTAAGAGTATGGTTACTGTTAGTTGCCCTTCATGTAATAATATACAACAGATTCAGATGGCAATTAATACTGATATATTATATGAATGCACAAAATGCAAAAGTGAAATAAAGGCAAGTAATAATACTAATACATTATTAACAACAAATCCTATATACACCCAACGATGAACGAATTAGAAAAAAATACTATAACTAAACCAAGTTCAACATTAACATCTCAACCTATACGAGCCGAATTTCCTTTTGATGAAATAAAACGTTCATTAAAGGATTCTTTAGAAATTGATAATTATGATGCTGTTATTCAAGGTATGGTAAAGCAAAAAAATAATAAAAAAATTGATATACTAAAGGTTTTTTTAGAGTCTGTATATAATGATATAAATGATATTAACAGTAAACATACCGGAGATGATAAATCATTCTTTAATATCAATAAAAAAATCTTAATATCAAATTTACAAAACTCTCATGAAATTTTAAAAATATATGATATAGGTGATCGTAAGTTATTATATACAATGTTAGGAACACTGATACAATATATATATGAAAGAAACGAACGATAATAAAGAAGAGTATAGTTTAGATTATTTAGCTAGATTTGCATGCTTATATGAAGGGGTTAATTTAGCATGTCAGCGAGCAGAACGAATTGGTTATAATTCAGAAAAAAGTAATGTTTGGATCAAACCAGGTGCATTTCAAAAGTATGTTGCTGAGAGATACGGTGATATGAAATATAATATGGAACAAGAACAACGAGGTGTACAAGTAGATGAAATTTATCCCTGGGACCAAGTTTACAAATAATACTTCTAAAAATACTAAGTTTTTTAAACGAGGTGTTATTTATACATTAGCTAATATTAAATTAGTAGACGAAAAATATGAATATACATTCATATTGCCTGATAAGACATTAAATATGGTAAAGTTTGAAAGCGTTGAAATAGCTGATAACTTTTTACAAACTATTTTAATTTAATAATAGTCGCCATATACATCAGTATCGTTAACTGACATGTTAAAAACATCTTCCTTACTAGTGCTATCTACATTATATAAATCGTAATTATCTTTTTTAGTTTGTGATTGTTCGTTAACACCACCGCTTAACCTACCAGCAAACGTATCTTCATAGATTTGACTATTACCTGATATATTACTAGTTAAATTATTAAACGGTATATTTGGTTCAAAGCTATAATCTAGACGTTTAGCTTTTATTAAGAAGACGTAATGACCAGCTAAGTTATTGATTTGTGCAATATCTTCATCAAGCTTTTCAGTTATTTCAAAATACTTAGCTTGTCGATTGTTAGGTCTATCATCACCATATTCACTTAATTGAAATACGTCACCAGCTTTAGGTTCAACAATATTGTATTGAGTCTCCCAAACAGCACTTAAAGTATAAAATTCATCATAGAAAGATGATATATGGATATATGCAGTTATATCATCATCACTTTCAAATCCAAATTGAGATAATGTTATTGCATTTTCATTTAAAGTTGCAGCGATAATTATTTCTCTTGGATCTGCAAATACTTTTGTAGGTTCTTCGCCATATAAGTTATTTGCACTTAATGTATTGAATGTATTGACAAAATATTTAACTTTAACACCGTATTGATTAATTTGTTCCCTCCACCAGTTACTAAATAAAAAGCGTTCAGATTCTTGAATACTTTTATCAGTAAATCTATAGCATGCTTCATCAACTACTTGCATACCTGGGTAACAGTTATCGTAATCTATGCTCATCTTTTTATAATAAAGTTATTTGTTTTATCATCGTAATATAGCTGTATACCAGTGCTTCCTAATTTTTTAATTTCACCTTTAATTGGTATAACATTGTATTCTGTTCTCATATATTCTAAGTCTTTACGATCACATACTCTCATACCATGGCTATCTTTTAATGACTCTATTTTTGCATTCTTTGATGGATCAGCTTTAACATAGTCAGGTATAATTTTTTCACTATTATCCTTTCTTGTATAACCGTTACACGAAGCTTTAGGTATAGCTTTAAGATGTCTATGGTTAACACCTACTTGAGGCCCGCTATATTTATTTTCAAAAAACTTTTTGAAGAGTTGCATATTTATATTTATACAAAAAAAAGCTGCAACAAGTAAAGTTGCAGCTTTTTTAAATTTACTTTTTAGATCTTAAGCAAATAAGTCACCTGTTTGGTTATTTACTTTATTTTGCTTTGATGTAAGCTTGCCTTTTCCATCTGCAAGTGGCTTACCTTTACCATCTACAGTCGTCTTAACTTGACCATGTGCTTTACCTTTCGAAGCTTTTACATTACCTACTGTATTCTTACGACTTGTAAGTGAATGACCAGCTGAAGCTGGAACTTCCTTTAATTCAGTAGCTTCTTCTAACTCTTCATCTTCATCATCTTCTTCAGCTTCTTCAGCTCCGAAAGCTTCAAAACCACCTTCGTCTTCACCTTCGTCTTCACCTTCGTCTTCATCACTCAATTGATCCATTAACATATCATGAAGCTTTTGAGCTGTTTCACGATCCAAGGTTAATGTAATTTCGTCCGTTTCTTCAACTTCAACATCACCTTCATCACCTGCGTCAATACCGAGTGCTTCGAGTTCATTTTGGTCTTCTTCGTTCATTACCGATTCAAATAACTTATCAAATGTAGATTTCATATTATTATTTATAGATTCTTTTATCTTTTTTCCAACCTTTTCGTCATAAATTTCGGAAGAAAAATCTTTACTATCATATAATTCATCTTTTTTCTTTGATTTTTTAGGGTCAATTGGTTCTTTTAAACCTTCTGCATTGTCAGGTCCTGTTGATTTCCCGTTTTGAAACTTCTTATTTTTATCGCTATTTAAATCAGCTGGACCTTTACCTGGTTTAGTGCCAAACTTAGCTGCTTTTTCTCCAGGTACGTTTTCTGATAAAATATTAGTGGAATATGTATCCCAAATTTCTGTGAGTGTATTTGCCCGACTTGTCATATAAATATTTATTGGATGGTAGCTAAAAATAAACAAAATTACATGAATAACCCGGATTTACCAAATGTCGGGGCTGAATTTGAGTATACACCTAAGATGATAAAAGAGCTTAAAAAGGCTCAAAACAACTTATTATATTTTGCTGAAAACTTTTTTCATATAATTTCACTGGATGATGGTAAACAAAAAATAAACTTACATTACTGTCAGAAACGAGCTTTACGTAAAATGCGGGATAATAGATTCTTTATATTATTAGCATCTCGACAAATTGGTAAGACTACAATGATGACAATCTATGCTTTATGGATTGCTTGCTTTAATAATGATCAACGTATTCTAATTGTAGCTAATAAAGAAGGCACTGCTATTGAAATTATGAATAGAATTAGATTAGCATATGAAGAGCTACCTAATTGGTTAAAACCAGGTGTTAAAGAATATGGTAAGACTGCAGTAACGTTAGCGAATGGTACGAGAATAGGTATATCAACTACCACAGGTACAGCAGCTCGTGGTCAATCTGTAAATTGTTTAATTCTAGACGAGCTAGCTTTTATTGAGCCTAATCTTGTTGATGATTTCTGGAAATCAGTATATCCCATCGTTTCAGCTTCTAAGAAGTCTAAGATTTTTATAGCTTCAACAGCAAATGGTACTGAAAATCTTTTCTATAAGTTATATTCAGGAGCTGAGTCTGGGGATTCTAATTGGGCATACGATAAAATCTTATGGAATGAAATACCAGGTAGAAATGAAAAATGGAAACAAGATACTATAGCATCTATTGGTAGTACAGATGCATGGATGCAAGAGTTTGAATGTCAATTTATATCAACTGGTGAGAGTTCTTTAGATTTAGAACTTTTTGAAAAGTTATCTACACAAGCAAAGGACCCGAAATTTGTTTTTGATGATGGACACTATTTACTCTGGGATGAACCGAAAGATGATAGAATATATATAGCAAGCGTTGATACAGCAGAAGGTTTAGGTCGGGATGCTTCAGTTATACAGATATTAGATTATACTGATCTCACTAATATAGAACAAGTAGCTACATACCATAATAATATGATATCACCTTATAACTTCACTGAAAAGGTTTATGAAATATTACAACACTGGGGTAATCCGTTAGTATGTATTGAAAGAAATAATAGTGGTGGTCAAGTTGTTGATATTCTTAAAAATACACACAATTATGAAAACATAGTATCGTGGGGAGCAGCTACTGCAAGTAATAGAAAGAATAACCAACTAGGTATCGTAGCTCATACTAACACAAAATATAAAGGTGTTATGAATATGAGATATTGGTTAAATGAACTTGAAGCGGTGAAGATAAACGATATACATCTGGTTAAAGAATTAAAGGACTTTACGAAACACCCAAATGGTACATGGAGTGCCAGGAAAGGCAAGCATGATGATAGAGTAACATCGATGATGTGGAATTTAATAATTCTTATAGATGATATAGTTACAACATATTTTGATGTTGTTAAATATGATTTAAATAATCGACCTTTAGAGTTACAGCAATTTGATTACGGTATTAAATATTTTATAGACCCTACTTCAATGTATACTAATGAAAAAGATACCGGCTATACACCGACTTTACCTGTTATAATAGGCAATGCTGAACAAGTAAATAATGATATGGGTAATTTAATTAATCAAGGGTATAAAATATGGCAAATGTAAATCAATCACAATTAAATAAAGGTAGGTTAGATAAATTTCTTTTAGTCTTTACCTTACCTGAAGTTTTAAAAAAAATTAGTTCTAATAATTTAGATGCTAGAGGAAATACATCGATAATAGAAGATTCATTACAATTTTCAGTATACGGTGCTGTAACACCAAAAATTGTTGTACCAGCAATTGAACAAGGGTATGCTGGTCAGTTTTATAAAATATCCTCTCATACAAGACCTGTATATGATAATTTAGTTGTTAATTTCACTGTTGATAGTCTGTTTAATAATTACTGGGTTTTATATAAATGGTTAAATTTACTAAATGATGAAAAATCGTCAAGCTATGATGGCCAAAATTTATTAAACACTCCAAACATTGCAACAGCTAATAAAAATTTCAATGTTAGTGATGGTCCTCCAGTCCAATACCAAGCAGATATTACATTATACGGTAAAGATGAATTTGATAATAATATAATTAAATTTCTATATAAAAATGCATTCCCGGTATCTCTAGGTAACATTGATTTTAATTATAGATCTGCAGATGAGATAGAAACTACATTTGAATTCGGTTTTTCACAATTAAATGTAGAATTACTGTAGTTTTAGGTCGAGAAAATATAAATATTTGTATATGGCCAGAACAATACAATCTCCAGGTGTTGAAATTAAAGAATTTGACAGATCACAACGTACAGCAATACCATCCGGTACTAACATACTTATTACCGGTTTTGCTGATAAAGGACCAACTGATGAAATAATTCAAGTAACAAGTTTAGGTGAATTTGAATCAATTTACGGTATACCAACCACACCCGCTGAAAGATACTTTTATGGTACGGTTAAACCTTTATTTAACTCACCAGCAAATGTTATTGCTTATAGATTACCGTACGGTACAGATGCCGGGGTAGGTTTCGGTAATAACTACAGTGCTTTAGTATATCCAATTACAGGTGTTAACAATATGGATGGTTCATTATTATCATCGTATCAAGAAACATCAGCTACTTATATTTTAGGTCAACCGGTACATCACGAGTTAACATTGACTCAATATAATAATATATTACAGTCAAATGGATTTAGTTGGAGTGAGGATTTTGGTACTCAAAAAGAGTTATCTGCGTATGATAATATCGGTAAAGCTGGTATGATTGTTCTTAATAAAGGTCGTACAACAGTTGATCAGAGATTTGAAGGATTTTACATCGGAGCAGTTGATAATACAAATTTAAACCCTGCAACAAATTTTGATGGTATTCAGAATGCTTATACTATAACAGCTTCTGCAAAATCAACAACAGATTACACTCCATTACCAGCATCTAGATTAGATTTCTCTTTATCTTCTATAAGTGATAATTCTACTATAACATTTGGTCAAGACAATGATAGTGTTTCAGAAATAATGGAAAATTTAAGTGAATTTGATATTTCTAGTAGATCTTTTGATGATACACTTTCAATTGGATTGTTTAAATTAAGACAATCACCATTTACACCAGATGTTATTAAATTAACTAATGTTTTAACTGAAAGCTATGTCGGTTCATTTGATTACCATAGACAACAGAATTCTCAACAAGGTGGTACACCAATTAGTTTCTTTATGGAGACATCAGAAGGTGAATCACCAAACATTAGTATCTTAATTAATGAAAATCTTTCTAATAAGAATGGTGAAACTTATCTCAATACAGATGGTTTACCAACTAATAAGATTAGATTAGCAAAAACTAATCTTGATGACGCTACATTTAATACCTTATCTGCAGAATATGCAGGGCCAGGGTTTGTTGGAACCATTAACACTCTTAGAACTAATATAGTAGCTGCAAATATAGCGATTGGTGAAGTTGATAATCTATACCCAATCGGTGTATTTAGTAATGCAAATCTAAAATCTAAGATTATAGGTTCTGTACCGAAAAAGATTGATCGATTACTTGATTCGGTTGAAAATGTTGAAATATTTGATATCGATATTACAGTTGATGGAGGTTTATCGACGATCTTTGCAAATAGTCAAATATTAAGTTCTCAATTCGATGATACAGCATCGGTACCAGCTATATCAGGTCTTAGACAATCTAACATATCTAATATAACAGATACAGGAGCAAGAGAATACATTTCATATTGGAAGGAGATTACAGATAGATTCACACAATTTGCTGAATTTAGAAGAAAGGATCATATATATATTTCTGATTTACCGAGAAACTTATTTGTTGAAGGTGAGGATTTTCTTACATTGCAAGATCCAAATAAGAACTTTTCAAGAGATGTATTAAATCCAATTAAAGTTTTTTCTAGTAAAGTTAATAGTAATTACGTTGCACAATATGCACAATGGGTTAGAACGTTTGATACATATCTAGATAATCTAGTTTATACACCGTTCTCAGGATTTGCAGCTCAAGCAATGGCAAATACAGATGCTAATTTCCAACCATGGTTTGCACCAGCTGGCTTTACCAGAGGTAGGGTAGCAGGAGCAAGTGATTTAGCATTATTTCCGACACAAAAACAAAGAGATCAGCTTTACAAGGTTGGTGTTAATCCAGTAGCATTCTTCCCAGGAGAAGGGTTTACGATTTTTGGTCAAAAGACGATGCAAAAATTACCTAGTGCTTTTGATAGAATTAATGTACGTAGATTATTCTTATACCTTGAAAAAGCAACTAGACAATCGACTAAATTCTATATATTTGAACCTAATACATTGCTTACACGAACCCGGGTTATCAATACATTGACACCGTTGTTTGAGAATGCTAAAAATACAGAAGGTTTATATGATTATTTACTAGTTTGTGATGAAAGAAATAATACACCAGATGTTATTGATCAAAATGAGCTAGTTGTTGATATATATCTAAAGCCTGTTAGAGCAGCAGAATTTATATTAGTTAATTTCTACGCGACAAGAACAGGTACTGATTTTAACGAATTAGTAAGTTAATTAAAATACCTTAAAATCAAGCCGATCCGAAAGGGTCGGCTTTTTTTGTCATTAATGATAGATTTTATACGTTGGTAAGGTTAGTTTATATAATAAATAATTGTATGGCAGATACCAAAGTATCAGATTTACCAGCAATTCCATTACCGATAGATGTTAATGATATATTATATATCGGTGATATAAGTGCTAGCACGTCTAATAAAATAACTTATCAAAATTTATTCAGCACAGTTAATAATGAAATTGTAACTTTAAATGATAATGTAAGTGATTACACTACAATAGTATTAGATTTATCAGCTACATTTGAGAATGCTAATTTAAATATAGGACCGTTAACGACTGATGTATTAGAATTAAGCGGTCAAGTACTAGAATTAAGTGCCAATCAAGTCCAGTTTATTAGTGATACAGAAAATATAATCGATTCTACTATTCAAGTAGGTTATACCGGTCCAGTCACTATTAGCGGTACAACGTTAACATTTTTAAGTGGAGTACTAATTACAGTAACATAATATATGCCTAATCAAAGAATAACCGATTTACCAAATTTAGTTGCTAGTCAACTGGATGGTGATGATCTAATATATGTTGTAAATGTTCAGTCTGATACATCACATAAAATAACTTTCAGTGCATTAGCTGGTGACAGTTTACTTACTTTATCAGCATATGATACTCAAAATACCTTAAATATAAATTACTTATCTGGTAGTATTGACTCAAATGCAACGGCCATATCGTTACTAGATCAAGGTGAAGAAAGCCTCGGTCAAGATATTAATTTCTTATCAGCATCTATAGATCAAAATACATCTGACATTCTAACAGTTTCCGCAATAGCAGAATCTGCAGGAGGTGTTGGTGATTTAACATCTGATGTATTAGAATTAAGCAGTCAAGTACTAGAATTAAGTGCCAATCAAGACCTTTCTGAAATTGAAATAACTGCTGTTTTCGACTATCTATCTGGGGAAATTGATGATAGATATAAATCAGGAGATAGTCCTACCTTTAATACTATCAACGCGTCGACGATTACAACCACTGGTCAAGCTCAGGTTAACTCATTGAGAATTAATCAAACAGCCACCACCACGACGACGTTAACAGCCACACATTATGTAAATGTTAATATTAGTGGTACGGTATATAAAATGTTGCTAGCACCTAACTAAAATATATAAAATTGAATAAATAATTATAACCATGGCAGACACAAGACAAACAATACAGAATTTCTACACCCAAGCCCAATCAAAAGACTTTGCAAGATCTAATCTATTTAGAGTTTTGAATTTAGATTTCGGTGATGGTTCAACCGTTGATTTTAGTGAAGATGATCTAGTATATGTCACTACTGCTACATTACCTGATAAAGCTATTACTAGTACAGAAGTACCATACATGGGATTAAAATTTAATGTACCCGGTGTTGTTGAATACCCTGGTAGCGGTTCATATACTTTAAAGTTTAGATGTGATGAGTCTTATGCTCTGAGAGATAAATTCTTACAGGTAATTAGTGATACGTTTAATGATGAAGATTCAACCGGTAACTACTTTATGCCTAATGCTAATGCAGTCATTGACCTATCTCTGCTTAATAAGCAGCTTGATAGAATAGCTCAATTTCAATTAGTGGGTGTTGCTATTAAAAAGGTCGGGTCAATTGAGTATAACATGACAGAAGCTGGTAATGTAGTTGAGTTTGATGTTGAAGTATCGTACCACTATTTTAAACAAACCGCAGGTAGTTTAACTTAAGTATATACTTCGGTATTAAATATTCTTAATGCCAGAAACAAAAATACTTAATTCCATAAATAATGCTATCCAAGGAGCTGGTAGCATTGGTAATAGACTAGCAGGTGGTAGTATTTCTCAACCTGGTGTATCCCTTTTAGGTACAAATATACCACTACAACCGTTAATCAGTACAAGAGACTTATTTCTTGATAGTATGTCCCAATGGACAAATTCTATACCCTTAAATACCCAGTTTATTGTGTTATTTGATTTCTTTCCTCCAGGTTTAAACACAACAATATTGCAAAAGTTGGAACCTAACGTTCAATCAACAGGTTTTGATATGAGTATACCTAAAAATGTGTTAACTAATTTTAAAAATCAATCAATTATAGGTTGTATTTTTACGCATGGATTTCAAATAGCTGGTGAAACTCTAGGATATTCTAATGCAACTATTCAAAATAATAGAGGATTTATACCCGGTACAATATTAGGTAATAGAGGTGCTTTTTCTGAAAATGAGTTTCAAACAACCTTTAGAGAGACAAACACTTCATTTCTAGATTTTGTAATAAGACCGTGGATGATTATGTCTAGTCATTTTGGTTATGTTGCAAGAGATGAATCTGACCCTATTGAAAGGTTAAAATCACCTAAAACTAACATAACTGTTGTTCAGTATACAAGGAGTAAGGAAGGGTTATCTCAAATACCAAGAAAAACCTGGAGATTTTATAATTGCGTTCCAACTAGTATAGATCAAAGACAAGGTCAATACGATGCTAGTAGTGAAGGTGTTAATAATTATAATGTTAAATGGGTCTACGATAAATATGAAGTTAGTAGTAATTTATATTTGAGTGTTTCAAATTTATTACAGTCAATTAACCCCTTTTCTTTCTAATAAATAATATATATGGATGAAACACTATCAGATGCTTTACAGATGTTAACTAAGGTTAATAGTAAATTGGTCGACCGTGTTGTTAACATAGAAAAAAGACTCGATAAAGATAGCGGGGTTGATACAAAAGCAACATCTAAACCTGAAAAGCTTTATAAAAAACCGCAATCAGTTATTATTGAGGATTTTAATAGAGATGCTATGCAAGATTTGTTTGCAGTTTTTGGTACATCTCAACAAAAAAGTGTTAAACCTGCAAATGTATCACCGAAAGAGGGTGGTAGTGGTTTGATGAAAGCTTTAATGTCGGTAATGGGTATCGGAATTGGTATAGCTGGTCTCGGAGTTGCATTTGGAGCTGCTGATGTAGTAATTGGTAAATTAGGTGGTGGAGGCAATTTAAAGACGTTAATGCTAAATATTGGTGAAGGTTTATCAGGGTTTACAGGTAAAGGTCTTGTTGCAATTGGAGCATTACTTGGAGCTGGTGCATTATTCGGGGTAGTTGGTGGTTTAGGTGCTAGTTTTAAAGTTGCGGTGGGTATGACAGCTGTTGGTGCTGGTCTTGGAGGATTCTTTGCTGGTTTGGCTTTGGGTGATAAAGGAGCTGGTGCTCTTAAGAGTGATGGTTCAAGTATTAAAAATTTAATGATTAACCTTGCTGAAGGTTTAGGAGCTTTTACCAGTTCAAGTATGAAAACAATGGGAGTATTACTCGGAGCAGGCGCATTATTTGGAGTAGTTGGTGGAGCAAAGGTCGCTGGTAAAGCAGCAGTTGGAATGAGTTTAATAGGTTTAGGTATTGGTGGTTTTTTGGCTGGTTTAGCTGTAGGTGATAAAGGAGCTAGTGCTATCGGTAGTGATGGTTCAAGTATTAAAAATTTAATGATTAACCTTGCTGAAGGTTTAGGAGCTTTTTCAGGACCGAGTATGGTTGCATTAACTGTTTTACTTGGAGCTGGTGCATTATTCGGTCCTGCTGCAGGTAGCGCAGCAGTAGGCATGGGTCTAATCGGACTCGGTTTAGGCGCTTTCTTTACCGGTCTAGCTGCAAATGATGCAGTTATAGGGTTTATATCTGATGGTGACCCAGGTGGTAGTATTAAAACGTTAATGATTAATATGGCTGATGGTTTAGCAGCTTTCGGTGAAGTAGGTAAAAGTCTTGATATGACTGATATCCTTAAAGTTCCGACTGCAGCAATTGCTATATCAACTGCAATGGTTACATTAGGTGCTGGTAATTTAGCTGGAGCTGTATTAGATGGGTTAGCTAAAGTTGGTAGATTTCTTATGGGAGGTGATAACCCTTTCGATCAAATGATGCTAATTGGTGAAAAAGCAGATAAGCTCGATGCGGGCGCAACTGCAATAGAACGGTTAACTACAGCAATGGGTAAATTAAAAACATTTGCAGATTTTAAATTTAATTTCAAGCTTAAAGATTTTGCGGATGATCTTATGAGTTCATTACCGTTAATTGAAGCAGCAATTATGGGTGGGGTAGTTAAAGCAAAATGGAACCCATTCGGTGAAGATAAAACCTTTTTAGGTTTAGCATCTCCTGATATAAAATTTAAGGAAGCTGCAGATAATATATCACTTTTAAAAACAGCATTTGACTCATCCTCATCAGGTAGCGAAGATGAGCAGGGTAGTTCATCAAATTTAGATAATACGGTATTACAAGAAATGCAATCAACTAATTTAAACGGGTTTAGTCAATTGATAGATTCAAACGGTGGAATTGCTGATAATTTAAATACAAATAATGATTTATCAAGCCAATTAAATGTATACCAACAGAAACAAATTGAATTATTGCAGCAAAACGTTGAGATTTTATCAAGAATTCAAAATGGATTTAATCAATCAAGTAATACAGTTGATAATAGTAATGTTTCAGTATATAATACTGGTGGTGGTTTAAGAGATCTCCAGAGATCATATGTATAAGAACACGATAAACGTAGATATATTAAATCAAAAAATTCCAATTAAAGAACCATCATTTTTTGTTTTTAAATCTTTTATTAAAAATTTAATTAATACTGATGAGTCAAAGGAAGCTTTTGACAATTTGTTGCAAAGTGTATACCCAGGTAAATTGAATTATTATCAGAAAATAATTTTATTACTTAATTTAAGGGGTCTTATATTTGGTAATAATATTGAATTTGAATATAAAGATAAACGAGCAATTATTGATGTTAATATGCTTATCGATTGTTATGATAATCTTTATGAAAAAGTTATATATAAATTTAAAGGTAATACATATACTTTTGACTATATTGATTCCTTTTATCTACAAGAAAATAAGATTAATTTTGTAGCTGATAGTTTAATAAAAATAAATGATAAAGAAATTAATGGTGATTTCAATGATAAAGTAAATGTACTACCAGCTTTTAATTTTATAGAAATATTTGATATAATTATGTTACAATTATACAGTAAAGAATTTTATATTAGTTTAGTGGATACTAAAATTGACCCTATAAATATCATTTATTTTTTAAAAACTATATTTAAAACAGATGCAAATGATTTATATGAAATGGAATATACATTAAGAAAATATTTAAATTTTAATACAGAAGACTTAAAAACTTTATCATTACCGGAGTGTAAAATACTATTGAATTGTTATATTTCTGATCAGAAAAAACAAGAGCAACATAGTAAACAACAGTTGAAAAATAACAATTAAAACGTAAATAATATAAATATATGAATAATAATACCAACTTTTTAAATGAAATAAAAAATATTTCAAATGATATTAATGTATTCACACCATCGATTAAAAGTGATGTAAAGTGTAAGCCTCTAAATTTACTACAACAGAAAACTATTTTAGATGATATCAGTAATGATGCATCGTCAATATTAATGTTTTTTAATAATTCGTATAAAATTATAAAACAATGCATTGATAATTCTAAAGATCTGTTAGTTATAGATAGACCTAATATATTGATTTCTCTTAGAAATAATATTGACAATACATATAATAGTATTAATTTATCTGAACTTTTAGAAAAAAATAAAAAAATTGAAGTTAATACAGAAAATAAAATTATCGAAACTAATGATTTTATATTTGAGGTTGGAATACCAACATTAGAACAGGATTATAAATCAAATGATTATTTAGTTAAAGCTTTTAAAGGTGAAACAAAGATATTAGGTAAGTTATATGTAAATGAATTAAGTAAATTTGTTAAAAAAATAACAATTAAAGCAAGTGAGAGTGAAATTGATTTTACCGAGGATAATATTAAAGATAAGTTTGATATAATTCAAAATATTGAAACTAACAACTTTAAAGATATTTATAAATTTATTACAAGTGTTAGAGACCTCGAAAAAGAGTTTGTAACATTAAATGAAGAAATGGTTGATATAGGACCAGAATTATTTGTATTATAGATATAATATTGACATTAAATAATTATAATGTCAAATCTTTGGACTTTACGTTTCGATACAAATAAATCATTACCTCTCTTAGTTAGAGGTAACGCTAACGGTGACTTCAACTATAACACAGACGGCAAGATATACGGTAAGCTAACTAAAGGTAAACCACAGGATCCGATTAACGTTATACAAGATTTTCCATGGACAAAGAGTCCAAAATCATCACGTGATGATGTACCAAAAGCACAATTAATTGAGAAGAGATTACTTACAAATAGTACTTTGACTAATTTCTTTTATTCTATATTAGCTGGTGCAGATGTTGCATCATCAGTAGCTCAAAGAATTGAAGATGGTGTACCAATTCAAATAGGTGGTGCAAATTTTAATTTATTTCAATCTACTAGTGGTATACCTGGAGCTGGTACCCTTTTTACTACTCTGCAGAATGGAGCTGGTAAATTAGATAATACCCTACAGACTGCTAAAGAAGCAGCTAAAGAATTTCTAAGTGTAAATTCTTTTGATCAAAGTGTTTTAGAGCCATATGAAGGTTTGTATATTACTGAAGATACAGGGTTTAAATATATATTACCTTATTTTGATGATAAATACAATGATGTTAGTGTAGATATGGGTGGTGGTAGTAGTATTTTAGGTAACATGTCAAACGCAGTAGCAGGTAAGATAGATGAATTTGCTGCGTTTGCAGCTGTTGATAAACCTGGTGTTTATATTGAAGGTTCAAAACAATTTAATATGAAAGATCAAGGTAGAACGATTAATATTAAATTCCCGTTACTAAATACAGGTGAATACAGTGATATTGCTCGAAACTGGCAGCTTATATACGGTTTGATATATCAGAACAGACCTGGAAGAATTAATAGATCATTAATTGATGTACCTGTAATATACGAGTTATTTATTGAAGGGTTATCATATATGCCATATGCGTATATGAGTAAAATGTCAGTTGACTTTTTAGGATCTAGAAGACGTATGAAAATAAAGGTACCTACTTTTATTATACCTGAAAGTAGGGAATCTAGTAGTTCTATACCATCAAAAAGTGAAGTTGTTATGACAATCCCAGATGCGTATATGGTAGATATACAGTTAACCGGTTTAAATGATGAGACCAGAAACTTTCTATTTAGAAGTCTTGGTAATACTATTATTAATTCTACAGAAACAACCAACGAATTCACGTTAAATCCTAATACAAGTATTACAACTGGTGAGATTCCAATAACCACTCCAAATTCGAGATCTAATGTAACACCGAGATCTATAGCAAGAATTTAGATATAAATAAATATATAATATGCTCGGTAAATATCAAAATAATATAAGTAACTTACCTAATCTAGAAAGTTATAGATATGAAAATATTTTTAAAATATCTGAAACTGGTGATAAAAATTTTTATTTTTATAATATAATTAAAACGATATCTATACCAGATAATGTTGATCCTAATTTATTTGAATACATATCTTTACCTAGTACTTTACCTTTAACATCACTTTCATATGATATTTACGGTACCCAACAACTATGGTGGTTATTATTAATAGTTAATAATATAGATAACCCAGTTAAAAAAATACCAAGAGGTGATAAAATTCGAATTGTTAAACCAAAATACGTTGATGATGTTATAGAAAGTATCACAAGCCAATTACGATGAGATCAGATTTTATATTCGATAGATTGAATGATAAGGAAGTAAAAAACTTCGAAATAAAAATAGATGAAGAAAATTATTTCTTCCGTGGTATTTTTATGAATCCTGATGCAAGTGTTGTAACTGTATCTAAACCGACCATTAAAAGACTTACTATAAAAGATAACATATTTAAACCATTTTTAGATGCTAGTGTAATGATAACCGATCAAAGTAATTCTTTTGAACGGACAACTAAAGGGAGCATTAATACTAGTAATAATGCAATACCCGATATCAATGGGTTTAAATATAGAGGTGATGGTCGCGATGTATTCTTCTTAGAAATTTTACCCGTTGAAGGCGATGTAAACCCGCATAATAAAAACTCAGAAGAATTTAATAGAGTTTTTGGATTCAGAAACGTTTTTACATGTGATAATGATGAAACAATATATGAAGGTGGTAAAGAATATAGAAAATTTGACCTCATAGATTTTGACGAAACAAGATTAAAACAAAGAAAGATTCAATATTCATCAGTTAATTCAATTACCCTTTCAAATGAGTTAAGCTCAATACCAGCTGTAAATTTAAGTAATGAACAGCGAGAATGTCAAACAGGTATTTCAATAAAAGATATACTTAAAAAAGCTTTAACTAAAACCGAGGAAGAATTATTCTTTAAAGAAGATGGTAATATATTAAACTTTGAAGATGGGTTATCAAAGATATTTTATACTTCTAATAGTTCAAGTTATGCTATAAATGACTTACAATACATGTACCAACACCATGTAAGTGATGATAATAAGGATTTTTCATTTTTAAAAAAAGATAACTACGAAGGTAAGTATACATTGGAGAGTGCTGAATCTATATTTAACCGCGCATATATAAAAGCTAACGGTGGTGTTGATGCTGGTGGTGTATATAATATCGAAAAGGTTTTAATTACAGGTAGTAAAGATGGTTCAACACCAGATCAAAGATCTATTAAAACTCCTTCAATTGTAGCATCATTCGGTGAAAAAAGTAAAGTTCAAAGCTATCGGTTTTTTAATACTTCAGCTGATACATACAATGAAAAAATTAATACCAAAATCGTACACTCGTATGACAATAATGGTAAAAAATTCTTACTTAGACAAAATGAAAGTAATATAATAAATGCTAAAGATGTATTCACAACGAATTACGTCTCTAACATGAAAGGTAAAAATGATTCACCAGCACCATCGTTAATAACTACTCAAACTAAAACTGGTAATATAAATTATCAAGATGTTTATTCTTTATATAAAAATGAGGATGTAATGTTAGGTAAAGGTTTGAATGAATTATTAAAAGATGGTATATTGACTAATATAGGAGTTGAATTAACGTTAAAAGGTCAACTTTTTAGACGATCTGGTAAATTTATAAGTATAGAAAGAGCTGAAAATTATGCTGATAACGATTTTGATAAGAAATTTTTAGGTATATATTTTATACTTGAAGTTAACACAACTATTGAAGATGATAACAATTATACCAACAATATAATTGCTGTTAAAACGTACTTCTTTGATAATCTTAATTATAACGAAAATGTTGAGTAATATATGTCTAATAAACAACAGTTAAATCCAAATTATGCTGATACTTTAGTAAATGGTACATTCGAGTTCTATGAAACGACAATGGACTTACTTAATGTATTTGAAAGCAATCTTAACTTTATTAAATTTAATTTAGAAAATGAAAAAGCTAAAACATCAAATGATATTTTTAATAATATTGTTAATTTGTATGTAAATTTAAATAACGATGAATTTAAATATGGTGATGCAGATTTTAACAATAATTTTAAATTATATATATTAGAAAGATTTGATGGTTTATTCGATTCAATTAAAATTAAAGTAAAAAAAGATACTGAATCAGATAAGTATAATGTATATCAAAATTTTACTGAAGATATAGGTTATACATTAGATATTCAAAATAGAGCAGATATATCTAATACCCCATTTTATGATGTATTTTATTCGACATCTGAATACGGTATACCAACATATATACCAACAACTGTTTTTAATAAGACAGCAAATAACACTCGTTCAGTATCCTCAAAATTAGCGTTACATAATGACGCTGTTCTTAAGAAATGTTTAATTGGTGTTGCTGGTTATGCTGACCCTGATCTATCACAAGCACCGGTAGCGCATGGGTATAATTTGATGTATGATTCTTATTATAATGAAGTTTTTGAACAAATTAAAGATATAAAAACTACAAAAATTGTATCAAACTTTGGTGCAGTACTAGGCGATGTAATCACATTTTATAGAAATATTAATGTTAGACAACAACCGGAAGTTGAGAGTAAATTCTTTACATTTAGAGCAAAAATCGAAGAAATAGAAAATATTCTTGATATTATGAATATCAATTCAACATCAACTGCATATACTGACAATACACCGCTTTTTAGTTAATTGTATCAACATCAGCGTCAATTATCTGCGCATCACCGATTAACTGCTTCATTAATTCTTCTCGATTTAATAGTAATTTAGTTTCAGTATCTTGTTGTTGTAAAGCTTGTTTACTTTCAATATCCATTATCTTAAGCTCTTTTGTCGACTTTGCCTTTTGATCCGAGATATGAATCTTATTAAGAGTTTCAATTGCAGCTGCTGCGGCACCTACTAGTTTACTTAAACTCTCGACATCTCTAGCATCTGGAGCAGATGTAATAAATTGCTTTACATCTTCAACGTAATCAACACTACCTTTAATTAACTTACCAGAGTATTGTAAAAGGAAATTCTCTAAATCTTCTTTATCGAGTTTAAAATCATCTTGCTTTTCTACATCTCTAGCTATCTGAGTAGATGATTGTAGCTCTGAGAGTAAATCGTCAATTGAATCAGTCATATCGTCATCCATATAGAATATTTATTAATATAGTTGAAAAAATAAACTAATACTGTATAATATGGTATATGGAACATAAAGTATTAATTAAATTTGTTAAAACACACGAAGATGCTAAACTACCTGAGAAGGCCCATAATGATGATAATTGTTATGATTTATTTGCAGTTGAAGATACAACTATACCTGGTGGTCGATCATCTCTTTTAGATGATGTTAAAGTTGGGAGTAATGTAGTACCGGTAGGTATTAAAGTAGGTTTCATCACACATGGATTTGGATTCGTTATTAAGCCTAAGTCTGGACTTGGTTTTAAAGCAGGGTTGCAACCGCATCTAGGAGAGATCGATACCGGTTACCGAGGCGATTGCAGTGTAAAGATGTATAACTTCTCTAATGTAAGTTATAAATTTAAGAAAGGTGATAAAGTAGCTCAGATCAAGATTGAGAAGAATTATGATACTGATGTTGAATGGGCTGATGAGGTTGAGGTAGCTGAACGCGGTGAAGGCGGTTTTGGATCATCAGGTAAATAGGAACATTAATATAATATAGATATGAAAAGTACAAGACAAAGAATAACGGAAAAAAAAGTAGGTAACGCGACAGTTCGCAAGACTGTTACAGTTACTGTTAAGAAACCGTCAAAAAGAAAAAGATAATGTTCGATAGCCTGTTTACAGAAAAGTATAGACCTAAAACGTTAACTGATTTAGTATTATCTGATAGTAATAGAAAGTATTTTGATTCTATTACTGATGAGATACCTAATCTACTTTTCGTCGGTACTCCAGGTATCGGTAAGACTACTCTAGCGCGAATACTAGTTAATGATATTTTAGAATGTCAGTATTTGTATATTAATGCATCTGATGAAAATGGTATTGATACTATTCGCTCTAAGGTAGTTGGCTTTGCGCAGACTAAGTCTCTCGACGGTAAAGTAAAGGTTGTTATACTTGATGAAGCAGACGGTATCACCATTGATGGACAAAGAGCTCTGCGCAATACGATGGAGGAATATAGTAGTGGTACCCGCTTCATCTTAACTGCTAACTATAAGCATAAGATTATACCTGCTATTCAAAGTAGAACTCAATTCTTCGATCTTAACCCGCCGTTTGATACTGTATTAAAGCTTATTGTAGGTATTATAAAGCAAGAGGGTATTAAGATTACAGAAGATCAGAAAAGTAATTTTGTTAATGTAGTAAAGCAGAATTACCCAGATATCCGTAAGATTATCAATAGCGTCCAGAAAGCTACAGTTAAAGGTATCTTTGAAGTTAATGTAGCTTTAGATAGTAAAGAGATAGTAGAGAGAATTCATACTGAAATTCAATCTAAGAATACATTTGGTTTACGGAAGTATCTTATTGAGAATGAAAACGAGTTTCAAGGTGATTATCATAATCTAATGAAGCAGTATCTAAATTATGTATACGATTCTAGCTTAGATGACAATAAAAAACGTCAATATATTGTAACCATTTCAGATCACATGTATAAAGACGTATTTGTATTAGATAAAGAAATTAACGCGTTTGCGTGTTGGGTAAATCTTGAGAAGGTTTAACCATTAATTGGCATATACTGCGAAGTATAATTCTCATTAACTGCAGGAGATGGAGTAGCAGGTTTAGAAGGAATCTTCGTATTGCTTCTTGCGTTAGAAAGATTTGTCTTCTTAAGGCTATCACCTTGCTGAGTCATTGTTTGTTGCTGCTCTTCGTTTTCTTCTGCTTCGATAGGGTCAATTTGAACTTTATTTTTATATTTCCAATTATCTGGTACTTTATGTCCAAATTCTTCATCTTCTTCTGGAGACATTAAGCAATTACTTGGTAAAGCTACTTCAGTATTAGGGTCATGTAGACCAGTATTAAGTAGTTGTGCTACTATAGCTACAAATTCTAAACCTCTATTATCTGCATTACCTGGAGCTGTTGAAGGCATTTTTGTATTCATACCAACAATAGTAACTGGGTTACCACTTTTAAATAAATCTTCAATTTGTTGCTTAATAGCATCAGATAGATTTTTGTAATCTGGTACGGATTTATATTTTGGAGCTAATACAACACACTGCCCGGTTAAGAAACCTCCATTAGTGCCTTTATGGATGCTCTCGACTAACTTTAAAAACTTTTTTGACATATTATTATTTATGTTTTTAGTTAACATATTCTACAACTAAATAATAATATGTCACACCATGTAACAATTTTTGCTAACCCTGATTTAGGAGTAGTTAAAGATCCAGAAGCTACTTACTATAATATACCACAAAATGTGTATAGTGTTTTAAATGGTATTACTGAGAACATTTCATTACAAATAAATGACCCGACATACCCTGGTAGTAAGCTCGTTTTTACAGTTAATGGTATTGATGGGGTAGGGTATAAAGATGATACATTTAATTTAAATAAAATATATTATCAAGGTCAGAAAATTTACTTTTCTGTTAGATGTAATAGTGTTAGTGATTTTCCTATAAAATGGATACCTAGATTGACATTGAATAATACATCCTCTCTATCAGTAAATGAAATAACTATATCTGTTAAAGATGTAAATGATAATACTATAACTGATGATATTATAACTAATTTCGGTATACTAACTGCATCTGATATTGGTGGGTTTTACAAAGGCTATTTTACAATAAATGCACCAATTGATAACATCCGTATTACCGGTAAAGCTAATATACTAGGGAATGGTAGTGCTTTAGGTGAATCTAACACATTTAACATATACCCATCAGGTGGTTTATATAAATTTAGAAAAGTTAACGAAGATAACAATCAAAAGCAAAATTATAAAGATACCTTATACCAACCTAATTTAATTGCTCAAGATCAATTCTTTGATCAATTTTTAGGTCAAATCGTTGGTGATGACTCAGATGCTAATACTTTAGGTGTTAAAATATATGAAAAGATAGCAAATTTTGTTCGTAATAATTCAGATATACAATATTGCAATGTTGATAATTTAGTTAGTCACCTTAAAATGATTGATGATGATGTAGTTGTATTTGCAGATAATTACCCTTCAAGCTTAAAGCGAATAATGGATTTTGTTTCAGTTAACATGAGTTTAATTAAAAGTTTTAAGAATTTATATCAATTTAACTTTGATTCACGTGGTTTTATAACTAATCCAAAATACGGTAAAAATCTTGGAAGTGAAATAACGATTAATACAGTTTTATCTGGTGGTATTAACTTTAAACCTATAGTTGCATATGAAAAATTCAGTGAAAGATATTTTTTCCTCAATACAGACCCTACAAGTGCAAATGATTTTAGATTCTTAGATGAAAGTGATAAACTATATACTCTATCAGCTTATAATGTAAATTGGGGTTGGAGATTGGTATTACCAGATCAAATCGGTAATTATACATATTTCTTAAATGAATCTAGTGGATATTTCTTAGATGAACAGACATCTTATAGATTACTTGATGAATCATTTAACAGTAAAATAGGTAACGTTGAAAACATGTTTAAGTATTATACATTCTATAATTTTATCAGTACATTTGATGGTGGTTACATTCAAACATTTGTAGATGATGAATCACCTTATACTAGTATTGGAACGTTATCATCATATGCTAAATTTAATCAAAAAGATGGTATAGTTGAGGAAATGATATTAAACAACCTGTATACACAGACTAATCTTATATCGGCTTTTAATATCTGAATCGTTGTATAAATATAATATATGGCTGTATTTATTGATACGTATGATAGTTTAAACCAAATTAACTTAACAGATAAAAATGAAAAGTTAGAGTTTAAAAATCAAACTTTTACAACAGATCAAGGGTTAAACTTGAAAAGTTATAAACTGTTCTCAAATACAATCGATTCGTTAGAGAAAAACTATACATATAACAACCTTTCGGAAGATAAAAATATAGCTGATTTTGCTATATTTGAAAAAACACCATTTACCCAAGACTTAAACACTAAGCTTGGATTTTATGCTACATCTCCGCAATTATCATCATCTAGATATATTAAAGTTATTTCAAATTTTAGAGATGACCCTAGTCAAATCATTTTAGATGGTGCAGCACCTGGTACACCAGATCAAAATTTATTAGTAGATTTTTTAAGTGAAGAATTTTGTGAAATTACATACGCAGATGGTAGACTAATTAAACATTTATATGTTAACGAAGGTAGTATTGATGGTGATTACTTAAATTTTACCTTTTTAAATAGCGATACTAGACCTTTAAGTAATCATATTTTTAAATATGCTTATGATAGTACAAATAAATACTTAACACTATTTAAGGAAGTCGCCGGAGAACAAACTGTTGTTATACCATCTACAGTATATTTTAATAGTTTAACTGCTAGTTTTCTTACATTATCAGCAGCACCTATTAACACTGAAAATTTAGTAGCAGGGGTTATTGGTGTTAACTCGAAAATTCAGCTTGCAAATAGTGATTTTATTGATCAGTATATATATTATGATTTTGAAAATGGTAATAAATTATCAACAGATAGCGTTTCAGGTATTAAGTATGACTTCATATCATATTTAACTTTTGAGGATTTATATTTAAGCGGTGGTAAAATATGCGGATATGCAGATTATTTTAATCTAAAAAATCATATATCTAATGATAATGAAATACATGCTCCTTCAAAACTAGAAAATGGTATACAAAATCGCAAATATAATTCTATTCTTAATAATAGTAACACCGAAAAAGAAAATGAAAATTTAACTTTCAATTATAATTTTTATTCAAAGGAGTATAGGTTAATATCTGATAAGATAACTAAGTTTACTTTACCGGGTGATATTTTTCCGTATTCAAAGCTTAATGTAAACGATTCAACTATTAGTAAAAATGGAGCGTTTGCTGGTTTATCACCTTATTTTAGTGATAAAATATTTAAATTGCAGGATGTTAATGGTAATAATATACAAACAAGCTTCACAGAAGAAGAAGAATTTATTATTAATCAGGATGATTTATCTTTTGTTTTGTTACAGGATGGTGGGTTAATAGGTTTACAAAATTACGGTCAGATTCAGGATAATGATATAACTGGTACTTATTTATGTACATGGTTAAAAGGTGATGGGGTGGGTGAAGGTAAATGGTTAGATAGGTATTATTTACCTTCTGAAAATAGTTATACAGCAGCATTTTCTGGTAATAAAAATCAGACATTTATTAGCTTATCACAAGCAAAAGAATATTTTAATCAAAATGGTATAACAGATTCATTTTATGATATTGAAAGTAACATGACATTTGAACCAAATGCTACATATTTATATCAACGTGTAGGTGAGAAACAAATTAAAACAGTTGTAGACTCACAAAGTGGTAATTTAGTTAAAGATACTTTAACAATTCAATTATCTAATCAGTATTTGTTTAATCAAAATACATTAAATTTAAATAGTCAAAATGGTTTTGATCAGACACCTTTTGAAACGTTTAATTCAAAAAACTTTAATATATCATTTGAACTTGAATTAGATAATTTATCTTCATTAAATGCGTATCAATTATTTGGTAATTTATATGAAGATGGGATTTCTTTAAAGAATAATTTCTACTTTACACCATATATATATTTAGCTCAAGACAATCACTTGTTTATATATGATAAGAATTTAAATTTAATTCAAAAAAATACATATAACGTTCAAAAAATTATAGATACATTATATTTAGAACAGCATAATGATATTGTTTTAGTATGTAATGATAGGTTAATTAAAACTAATATATATGGTGAGATATCTGATGAAGTTGTTAACGGTGATGGATCTGGTCGTGAAATTAGAGAGCTTATAAGATCGTATAAAGATAAAACATATATCGGTTATAATAACGTTACAATATTAGCAGATGATATAGATTTACCAGGCACGGTTAATCTGGATTTAAACAATTTAATATCAATTAAAGAAATTAATGACCTCTCAGCTTTTAACTCAACTGTTTTTAATCTAACTGGTTTTGTAGGTTTAATCGGTAGTAGAGGTAAATTAATGACAACAGATTTAGCAGTTAGTCTTGACGATGAAGAAAGATTTATTGTAGTTGAAAATGAACCAGGAGTTGCTGCTAACCCTATACCTGCTCTAACATTTACAGGCACTCCTTTATCAGGTGTATATCCAGATGGTATACCTGCTAGGAGAACGTTTGATGAACCTCAGTATAATGAAATTGTTTTTTATGCTGAACGAGGTGCATTCCCAGATCCAAATATAGAATCTAAATTCGAAAAAGCAGGTACTAATCGAATAATATACGATGACCTAACTATTCAAAATGAAATAGAACCTATTATTGATAGTATTGATAAAAGATTATATGATATAAACGTATTTGAGGAAAGGTTATATGTTCAATTTGTTAACTTACAATACCTATATAAATGTATTTCCAACCCTGGGATCTTAAGATCAGAGTTTCAAAGCACATCAGGTGAAGAACCTGACTTATATAATAAATACCTCAACGGTATACCAGAAAACTTTACAATTGATAGAGGAGATTATAATGACATTATATCATTTAACATATCACTTAGTAGTGATTTTGAAGAGTTATTACAACCCGCAGACGGTAAAGTGCAAATATTCGACTCAGAAAGATATACATTATCATCGTTTAATTTAAATAGTGCAGTTGTATCAGGTTATAAAATAGATTTTATTAATGATGGTAATGAAATACAGTTAGTATCATTTGGTAAAAATAAAGTTGGTTCAATTATCGTTGATAAGTTTAGTTTAACTGATACTAAATTGTTGTGTACATATAATCTAGGTATATCAGGTATAGATACACGTAAACAGACATATCATTTCTGTATTAATTCGATACCATCTTCAGTTACTAGTACTATATCTGAAATTTCAGCTACATACAAAAACGGTATTAATATAGATTATATATTAAATGATCAGGAGTATAATGCAGTTATAACTTATAGCAACTCTTTATCAGATAATTTTGATAGTGAAAGTGATAAAAGATTCCATGTAGATCCAATTGGTATGCATCAGGTATATGAAAAGTATTTGGAATATCAAAATAAATTGCATTTTAAATTCAACTTAAATAGTTTTTTACCTTTAGGTTTAAATGGAGTTGAATGGCAGAATGCAGGACCACCAGCAATATCTAGTTTTACGTATGATAATCCTGCTGAAGGATTTAGCGGTTGGAATTCATTTACAGTACCAGCATCGGAAGATACAACCAATGTAGAATTATTTTTAAAAGTACCTCCCCTTAAAATTAATAATTTCTTCAATTTTAACTTTAATTTAGAAAATGGTGTTATATCACTTTACCTTAATGGGTTGAATTACGGGGCTATTAAATTCAATCCAAATTATTACCCAATCAATCGACTATTATATCCAAATTTATTTTTAAATTCACCTAATATTAAAAATGAAGCTGTTTCTAAATCTACAAAACAAAACGACTTTTTTAGTAGAGGTGGTACTATAAAGAATTATAGAATTTACAATACAAATTTAAATAGTGATATGATCAATTATTTGTATATGACTACATTAAAGTTGGATGATCTTAATTTTAACATAACATGCGGTACTAGGAATAATATTGAAGAAGTCAATAATTTATATAATTATAAAATACCTGGGTTTAAAAATGATACCACAAAGATTATTATAAAAAATATATCTTTAACAGATGATACTATTAATGAACTGCTTGAATATTTAGATTTAAATATTGGCAATGCATTACCATTCAATGTACAAAAAACAGTATATAGTATCAACGGTTCTGAATATCAAGTAAGAAATAATAAAACTATTAAAATAAAAAATAACATTAATGAATAACCTTAATTACAATAAACGGAAATTTAAATATACATATGGTGATGAATTTACATTATCAGGTGAAAGGTATATAGGTTATTACAATGTTGATATTGTTAAAGGCCAGGCATATCAAACACGGTACGATACAGATATTAAATTAACTAGTGTTAAAAATATAAATTCTGAAATAAATCTTAGTGAGAAATATTTTGAACGAACCATTTTTACAGATATTAATATAACATATTCATTAGAGGACTTACTAATTAAACCAAATGAAATAATTAATAAAAATTCATTAAATTATAAATTCAATTTAATATATGATAATTTTGTTGATTTATATAGACAAACAAAAATATGTGACCCTTTACTACCAACCAATTTCAACGCGTTTGCTGCAGTTTCAGCAGTTGGAGATAGTATAGAATTTGAATGGTATAGTACTACCACTCAATTTATATGTGGTGATCGAACACCAGGTTTAGAAACTCTATCAGCTTTTAGTCCAGATTTCTTATCTAAAGATTTATCTACTGCTAGTATAGCGAGTAAAAAATATCCTGATAGTTATACGTATATTATAGCTGCAAGTGCTAGTTTATTTTTATTCAATACAGATATAAATAATACATCATTTAATTTAGAATTAAGTACCAATTCTATCGGTTCGTTAGATAGTTTATTCTTTGGTAATATTACAAGTATTGCTACAGATGATGAAAGACACTTATATATTATCGATAGGTCGCGTAGTAGTCTATATAAGTTAGATATTAATACAATTGTAAATAAAGATAGAACTGGTCAGCGACAGGTTAAACTTATAGAAACTATTGGCGGTACTGGTAATTTTAATAATAATCTAAACGATCCAACATATGTTGAATATGGTAATGGTAATATATTCGTCTATAGTGCTGGTGATAGTGGTATTAAAAAATACACCGATTCATTAAACTTTATCAGTGAATATAGAAATGAAATATATTTTAATAAAAATCCTTTTAAATGTATTGCTTATAATCCAAATCAAAATTTATTGTACATATTATCTGAAAATTATAATGTATTAGTTCTCGACGCTGATACATTCAATAAAGTTGATGAATATACATTTAAAAAGAATCCATTTGATATTCAAATACCTTTTATTGATTTTTTCGAAACAGCTCAAAAATTAATTTTTTCTCAAAATAATAGTAATATATATTATTTACAAACTAATAAAAATATATATAAATACTTTGTTTCTAATAAAAATGATTTAATTGAAAGATTTACTATTGATTATAGTTTCGGTGATATACCTTTCTGGAATACAACATTTACAGCTTTCTCTGCTACAGAAGCAAAGTGGTCAGATTTACCAAATTTTGATAAATTTTACTTTACAACTGGTGGTACGACAATAGTACCGGGTAATGGTCCTTATGATCGGCTATTAGCATTAAGCAATACGAAGATTTTTGAGTTTCTTGAAACTGATGATTTTATATCTCTACTTAATAACGAGAATCCAAATTTTTATAATAAATCTTCAATTGAATTGAATAATGAATACTTCAATAATATAACGTTGAATCAAAGTATATATAAATTAATTTATAATATCAATTTACTATCTGCTAATGTTAATAAGCAAATGTTTGCTGAATTCGATCTAGATACATATCTAAGATTCAAAGACTTTAATGAATTTGATTACTTTGATAAATCAGTGTTAGATATTGATGACATGAAACAGTTTTTTGTAGGAGTTAATGAAACAGTTAACGGTAATACCCTTAACCGGGTTTTAACTGAGATATACGATTACCAAGAAAAATTCTTATATTTTGTTAGAACAAGGATACAAAATAAAAGAATACCATCTTTAGTTACTGTAGTTATACCATAAATAAATATATGGGTGTTCCAATATATAAGGATTTAACAGGTAAGGTGATAGCTTTTAGTTATTACGGGTTATTAAAAACTGGAGATAATATCGAGATTCCAACACAAGCTGGAGGTGGTCGCGATGCCACTGTAGTAACACCTAACCCAGCTGCAAAAGGGGACGCTGACCCTAGAGCGGTTGTCGGTATTAGTGATGGTTGTGGTAATAGAACATCGTTGATGTTAGGTAGAAACCAAGCCGGCGCAACCATGTGTGGTCCATTTCTTATAAGTGATGATGATAATTTTGGTTGTGTTGACACATTTAACTCAAATAGTACAATTGCTTTACAGGTAGATAATGGTGGTGCGTGTATTAAGGATGCTTTACATGTAGATGGTAGTGTTGGTACATTGACATCTACAATTAGAGGTGATTTTTGCAATATTGGTAATACATGTGTTGCTAACGATGGAGATACCGGTACCGGTAATTTAAACGTACAATGCAATACAACTTTAGGTAGTACTAATGATAATTTTACTGTTTCATGCGGTGATTTTTTCGTCGGTGGTACCAGTGCCCCTAATGGTAGATGTGCATCTATAGATGCAGCGACCGGTAATACGTTTATTAAAGGTGTTTTAACAGTAGATGGAGATATAAGAGGGAAGAATGATATTATTGCTTTCTATACTTCAGATGAAAGATTAAAAACTGATTTAAATAAAATTGAAAATTCTAATTCGATAATTAATAGTTTAACAGGTTATACATTTAACTGGGATAGCACTAAGATTGATAGAGAAGGTAGTGATATTGGTATAATGGCTCAAGATGCACAAAAGGTATTACCTGTTATAGTCAAAGAGAGAGATAATGGATATCTTGCAGTTGACTATATAAAATTGATACCGGTAATGATTGAAGAAATTAAGAGTTTAAATAACAGAATTATTACCTTAGAAGAGCAATTAAATAATTAAATACTATTATGGGACTTAGCTTACAAAATAGAGACATTAATGCCACTTACGATGGGTTGTTAAAATTTACCGACAACCAAGAAATTTTATTAGGTCAAAAAATAGTCACTGACGGGTTAGGTAATGAAACAGCTTTAACTCTTGGTGTGGATAACGCAGGTATTAAAATTAGCGGTCCGATTACATCAACAACGTGTATTGATGCATGTCTTGGTATTAGTACAAGCAGTACACTAGGTGTAGTAGGTGATGCAAATTTTCAAAGTGATGTTTATATTAATGGTGACCTTACAACGAGTTCAAATTTAACAGCTAATAATTTTAAATTTACCGGGACTGGTACAGTCTTAGGCAATACAAGTCTAGAAGGAGCATTAAGCGTTGATGGATTTACAACTCTAAGTGATGATACTACGGTTGATGGCACTTTAGATGTTACTGGTAACACTACAATTGGTGGTACATTAAATGTTACAGGTGATATTATAGCCTTTTCTACATCTGATAACCGTAAAAAAGATAACTTAACTCAGTTAGATTTAGAGACTGTCTTTGAATCTATTACAGGTTATGAATTCGAATGGAATAAAAAATCAAATCAAACAGGTAAAAGCTACGGATTCATAGCTCAAGATGTTCAAAAGGTATTACCTGAATTGGTAAGAGAAGGTAAAGACGGTTATTTAGCTGTTGATTATATCAAGATTATACCTTTCTTATTCGAAAAGGTAAAGCAACTGACTAGTGAGTTAGAAGATTTAAAAGCTAATAGTTAATTTATATCAGTCATAGTATAAGCATTATTATGCTTATCTTTAATAACCAATAAAGACTTTTCACCACTTAAACTGTAAGATTGTATACCTAATAAATTTAAATTTAAATCAGATACATTAAAGTCAGATTTAAAAATATTTAATATTATTGTCGCAGCATTACCATTACTATAGTAAAATTTAGCATACCCTTCAGCTGAAATACCTTGAAAATCTGAACCGTATAAATTATTAACCGTTGCTGGTGGTACATATAGATAATTATCATTTACAGCTGATAAAGTACTATTAAAAAATTTAGTTTTAATACCATCAAAATTAAATTCTGTTTTGTATATACCAATATAGCCATTATTATCACCTCTATTTACATTTGTTAAGTTAAATGTAACATCTGTTAAATCGTTATATACAAACGTCTGAGATGTAGATACATCACCACCAGATGGGAATGTCTCTGAACTTAAATAAACTGTTAAGGTTTCTATGTTCATAATTATATTAAAATTGTAACGATGCAAAAGCAAGGTTTATTGTTGGGGTTGTTAGTATGCTTGATAATGAATACGCGGTTAAAGTTGATGCATCAGTAAAGACTGTCGTGAATACAGTGGTTGATGGTTTATATAATCTGTTATCTGTTATAATAAACTTATTATTTATTATATCGAATATTAATACATGAATGTATATTAACCCAGTCGAATCGCAATAATTAACAGCTAAATTATATGAATCCAATTTACTATTATATGTAAGTTCAGCATTTTTTAATTGCGTTAATTTAACGTCAATATCAAATTTAGTTAAATCTTCAAAATAATCTAAATTGTAGATATTTCTATCAATAATAGTACTCGGTATATTTTTATTTAAATCATATAAATAAAATTCATAATAAAAGCAATTATTTAAATTAGAAAAACTAGGTACTAGACTTATATTGCATTTAATTATATTATCATCAACCTGTAAGTCGTTAGTTATGAAACTCATATTATAGAAATTCATATCTCTTTCTAATATCATAGGTGCAAGAGATGTAGCTCTAAATTTACCATCAAAGCTATACCTATCTATAACATTATATGATGAGGTCTTGAATGAAAGAGTATCTTCATATATATTCACCTCTAATAAACTATTTTTTAGTTCATCATATAATATATTGTTTGATTTATATTTATCAAAAATAATAGAAAAATTTGACGAACTCAACGGTAAAAATGTATTATTACTTACATCTTTTAGATAAACATGTTTCTTACTTTTCTTTATTTCTTCTAATGATTTTTTAGATACAACATCGCCATATCTATTTTGCGAAACATCTATAGTATTTCCTGATTTAAAAGGTGCGTTGATAACATTTGTTGCTTCAGAATCGTCTTGATTTTTTATAACACCAATATCATCAACGTAAGATACGAATTCATTACCATAAATATCAGAATCTATCTTATGTATCATACCGAAATTAATTAAATCAGGGTAATGAACTCTGAATGAACTTAAAGAATTGTCGGTAATTCTATTTTGTTGGTAACTAGTATATGAATGAAAATAATGATCTTTTTTATTACTTTTAACTATTCGTCTACCGTATGATGATGATGCATTTTTATATGAACTCTCATCAAAGAAAAAGTTATATGGAGTATCTCTTTTATCTGTACCAGTACCTATAATATCTCCATATTTACTTGGGTCTGGGTATACATATAACCCTGGTGATATATCAGTTTTTAATTTAGTTATATAACTACCGTTAACTCTCAAAATCGAGAAGTTAGTTGGTTTATAATATAAGCCTACTTGTCGTTCAAAATCTGTTTCCGTTGATGGTTCTACAATTGATGTCGGGTAATTTATATTTAAAGCATTTTCAATTTCATTTTCAGCAGTAAATAGCTTACCAGATAGCATTATACCTTCTGTTGTAGCACTTAAAAAGTAATAATCAGTACCGGTAAGTTTCTGGGATAATTCTGCTTCATATAATATTTTTAATGTATCTCGTGGGGTATTATTTATAATATCACCTGTAGAATTAACTGATAGATCTATATTATAATCTATATAATCTTCACGTTGTAAAAACTGCTCTTCTGGTGAATCAAAATCAACAGTCAATTTAAACGGTAACAATTCTTCAATATATATACCATTCTCAGTTATAGTATCAGCAATTGCAGCATCTAAATTTATAAATGTTGTAGCTGGTATATTATTAGCATTAGATGTCTGTGTTGTATCGGTCGGATCAACATCATAATAATCATTGAATATATCATAACCTTCTTCAAGTTCAATCTTTAAATTACGTTGTATACTCGTTAAAGGTTGTAACAGAGTGATACTACTAATATCACTTTCTAGAAAGTTAAGTATAGTATTTTTAGTAAAGTTTTTAACACTTTCAACGCTACCTTTATTCTTATATTCTCTTAGATCCTTTTTAAATGTATTTCTTTTATCTCTATAATAATTTACTATTTCATTTATTTTACGAGTAAAGAAAGGTATAGCATTTGTTAAACTTTCAACATCATTTAAATCTAAATTAGAGAAATATCTTTTTTCTTCACTAGTGCTATATACAAGTAACAATTCATTAAAGAAATTAATATACTGTCCTCTTAAAGATATTGCATTTTCTCTATTATTTTTTGTATCAATTAACTCCCAATTTTTTAAGTATAATTTAAATTGTTCAAAATTCTCAGTGTTATCATCATCTAATACTTTAACGTAATTTAAAAACTCTACGAAAGAAAAAGCTTTAGTTATATCATACTTCTCATCAGCTAATTCATTTGTAACGCTATTGTAAACAATTAGATCACTAAACTTTTTTTGAATTTCAGACATTTATAATATTTATCACACCAATCGATATATTCTATGCGTTTAATTTTCAATATAGTAGAAAGAACCGTACCCCGACGTACCAACAAATTCATTTGTTGCTGTGGATATAGTTTCTAATACTATATCTATACCTTCATATTTTGCATATATATTAGTCGAGTTCGTTTTAACAGAATTAATAACTTCAAAATTTTCATCTGGTGATGTCACAAAATAACTTCCAGGTTTAAATTGAAAATATTCATCATCTATATACTTTTCTTGTCTTATTAAAGGAGCTTCATTACCATTAACTGCTAAATTAATACTATAATCATTTGCTGAAAGATATGGTGATGTTAACGCGCTATTAAATCTTGTTATAAATATTTTACTTGTAGCTTCTGATCTATTTTGTTGATTTGGTCCTTCAAACGTTAAGTAAACTCTATCTGGAATAACATTTCTTACTTTAGCAATATATTTACTTGAACTCTTAAAGAAACTACCTGCACTTGTTGTTACAACTAATGTTATTAGGTAATCTCCTGTCGAATTATATGTATGACTTGCTGATAAATTTTCTCTTATTATTGTACCATCTCCAAAGTCGATATAAAAGTCATTATCACTAACAATTAGCGGAGCAGCATTAAATATAGGGTATATAGTTATACCACCAAAATTACCAGTATATATATCACTACCAGTTACTGCAGATAAACTAGTATTATATAAATTATTACCAAATCTATCATTTACAATAAAAGGTATATCAATAGCAGATAAATTACTATAATCACTCTGAAAACTGTAATCAATACTAGACATTTTCTACAATAATTTGATTTAAAATGCTCTTATTATATAAAAACGGGAATTTAAAGAAAGGTAGTTGATAATCACCGGTAATAATTCTAATATCATTTTGTTCATATATCGGGTTAAAAACTAACATAGATATATTTGGAATTTCATACATTTTACCATTAACTGTTCTTCTCGTAAATACATTAATAACACCTGGTAAACTAAATATTTCAACTAAAAGATCATTAACACTGAAAAGATTACCTAACTCTAAAGTTTCAAAATAATTTTTAAATATATTATTAACTCTTTGTTTTAAATTTTCAGCACTTACATTTGTTAGGACATCTCTTTTAATTACTAATTGTGTTTGATCTATAATACCTGACGTTAATTCATTATCTTCACCAATTGATAAACCTAAACCAAAAGCTGTATAAACCGGATCTTGTGGTAAAATTTCTATATTTAATAATTTTTTATCAGCTAAAGAATTTATAATTGATGATTTTTGAGGAGTTGAAACATAATAAAAATTATTATCTTCATCGACACTTAAAAATTTAGGTACCATAAATAAAAATACATTATTTAGCTGGCTAGATGTTGCAAATTTAACTTGATTAAATAATAGTCTTGAATCATCATTAGGTTTATTTAACCCAATATCATAAAAATATTTTATATATTCATTAATATATGTCTTATTATTAACAACGTTAACTGATTTAAGAACATTTGAATAATTAACTTCTATATCACTTTTAAAATCTGCTACGGTTACTAATCTATTTTGTAATTGTAAATTCTTTGCAGCATTAATTCTAATTTCATCAACACTTTCTATATCTTTAGGATTAGATGAGTCAACTGTATTAGAAAACGCTAATGTAGACACCTGCGATGGTAAAAGAAATGTAAATGTATCATCATATATACTGTTACTTATATCAGTGAATTTTGGTGTAATAAAGAAATTTAACGTTCTACCATCTAATTGACCTCGAGATACTACACCACCTTCACCATCACTCGTTATATAAAAGATTGAAACTTCATCACCTTCATTTAAACTCTTACCGAAAACACCATTACCAAATTTTATTTCAAATAAACCATTTTCATTTAACCGTTTTTCATATTTTGGCGATTCAGGAGATTCAAGAAACATATTATTAGTTTCAGTATAATTAACATACTTACCTGTATTTACATCCTTAATATACACGTCTATTGAACCACCATCTATTTTTAAATTAGTGTTGGTGTTAGCTACCTTTAAAGAAAGTATAATAGTTTCAAAATCTTCACCTGTTGAAAATTGTGGTGGATATTCAAAATACTGACCCTGTCTTAATAGATTAGTATCAGAAAAATCTACTAAAGATTCATCACCTGGTAAACTTTTAGTAAATGTTATGTCGTTCGCAAATGAATATATTGTACCATCTATACTAAAATATGAATATCTTTTAATTGTATATGTACCTATAGGTAAACTACTATTAACATCAACATTAAAAGGTAGTAAAGATGTTTGATAACCTTTAGGTTTATAATCAACTAACTTTACAATCCTATTCATGTTTTCATATATAGTTGCATCTGTAAACATTGTTTCAGCGGATGTCCTATTCAAGTAGAATAATAAAGTATGATATGAAAATGCTATTACATCTATAATAGATGACATATTACTACCTTCAAACGTTTGATCTGTATATACACCACCATCATTTAGGCGTTGCTTCATTAGCTGTTTTAATGTCAGTGCATCAAATGAAGCATAGCTATCTTGCTGTAATGTAAAATCTGTCTCTGTTGTTATGTTAGCCATTTATAATATTTAATACTTAAACGTAAAAACCTGTCTTATCTAAATCACCTTTCAATTTAAGCGGATTGTAATCAAAAGCGGGTACGTTATATGTGATGTCTATAACATATTGTTGTAATTCTATGTTGGCAACAATATCAAAATTTACTATATTAACTCTAGATTCATACTTTTTAAATGCATTTAATATAGTTTGAGCTATAACTTCACCTCTTTCCATTGATACCGGTAAGAATAATAAATCACCAAAACTGATACCAAACTGCGGGTTGAGTATTTTCTGACCAGGTGATGTACTTATCAAATTAATAAGAGAATTTCGTATAGCATCTAGATTATCACTCGTCTTTAGATCTTGTATTAAATTATTCTTATTAAGTTCAGTACTATTTGGAAAACCAACTGACATTTTCAAGTTAATATCTTTGTAGATTATTTTCTCTTCAATGGGTGGTCTTTCTAAAATATTAAGTTTAATAGCCATTTACTCATATATTTACACTCAAATACTAATTTGACCTGAATATGTTATATCTTTTAAACCTAGCTCATTCAAACCATAATACGAAAATCCAATTTGACCAAATCTTGGAATATCACTTATATCTACGTTAGTAGACAATTCGTAGATATTAATATATTCATCACCTTGTAAACTATCGATATATACTTTATTCAAATAACCTTTAAATCTAACCCTATACTTATTAGAAGCAGTTGATGTCAATGTTTCAATCGTTGTTGAAGTATTTAAATGAGTAAAAGGTATACTATTTCTCAATGCTCGGGTTGTTATTGAAAGTGGAATTGAATCAGTTAAACCTGTATTGTTTGTACCTATAAATGTATCTTTTAGACCATATTCACCAATACCATCTAAAGCAATAGATAGTAAATGACCGGTAATGTAACTAACCCCTGGAGATAATTTAGCTAATACACCTAAACCTGCACCGCTTAATAAATTATTGACAGTTGTTATATTATCATTAACTGCTGGGTTGGTTGCATATATAACTAATCCATTATTAATATTAATAGGGATTGTTGTTTCAAAACTTACATTAATATCCTTATATAAATCGAAAACATCTTTTAAAACAAATCTACTACAAATTTCATTCACATTAATATTTAATTTTAAAACTTGATATATAAACCATCTTATATTATAATATGATTATGGGTAAGTATAATACTATAAGAGAGCAATTACGGGTGGAGGCCGCTGATAAATATCAAGGTACAATTGAAACCTATCTACTTGATATTGAGCGTAGAAGTATGCAAGATGAATTCTGTACACAATATATTAAATTACTAGATGTAGGGTTCCATCCATATGACTGTTTAATTGCATTTATGAAAGGAGTTAAATAATATGCACGGTGGAACAGCTTACAGTTATAATGATATCGTCCTACAACCAGCTTACTCAGATATTAAATCTCGATCTAGCTTAGATGCGTCAGTAGATTTTTTAGGTTATAAATTTGAGAGTGCAGCTATTCCAGCTAATATGAAATGCACTATAGACTTTAAAAAAGCTAAAGAATTAAGTGAAGCTGGTTATTTTTATGTATTGCATAGATTCTATGAATATGATGATATCTTAGATTGGGTTCAAAATAATCAAGACCTTAAAACTATTTCAATTTCTATCGGAGTTAACAAGAAAGATTATAAACTGATTGATAAATTAGTAGAGAAAAAATTATATGTCGATTTTATTACCATTGACGTCGCTCACGGTCATCATGTATTAGTAAAAAATATGATTACATACATTAAAAATAAATGGAATGTAAAGATTATTGCAGGTAATGTAGGGACATATGAAGCTGCTCGAGACTTATACGACTGGGGAGCTGATGCTGTTAAAATTGGATTGTCAATGGGTAAGAGCTGTACGACATATAACTGTACAGGTGTTGGTACTCCTATGTTTAGCGCAGTATTCTCTGCAGCACGTAAGAAATTTGCTAAGTATGTAGTTAAGCATCACGGCGGTATTGCTGGTGAGACTAAAGAGGTATCGATTCCAGTTATTGCTGATGGTCAGATTAGAGAAGTTGGTGATGTCTGTAAGGCTCTAGTGGCTGGGGCAGATATGGTAATGATTGGTTCTGAATTTGCTAAGTGCTCTGATAGCCCTGCAGATATTCTAGGAGGACCAGCATTTAATAATGAAAATAAAAAAGTATTCTTTGGTAGTGCTTCATCGACTAATAAGGGTCATAATGGTTTTGTAGAAGGTCAGACAGTTTTGTTGGATATGAGAGATGAAACATACTTACAATATTTGAATCGTATTAATGAAGGTGTTCAGAGCTGTATGAGTTATGCAGGCATTCGTGAAATTAATGACCTAACTACTATGGATTTTAAGTACCGTTTTAGTAATTAATATATATGTCAAAAAAGGATAATTACGTAATCTTTAACCCTGAAGGCGGGTTAGGTAAAATTATTGCATCTACTGCAGTTATTAAATACATACAAAAAGAATATCCCGATCATAAAATCGTGGTTATAACACCATGGCCGGAAATTTATATAAACAATCCACGAATACATAGAGTATTTAGATCAGGTAATACACCATATTTCTATAAAGATTATTTACGAGACCGTGAAAGTGTAGTTCTTAAAGGTGAACCATACTTTAATACATCACATTTATATGGTAAACAGCATCTAATTAAATCATGGTGTGAGTTGTTTAATTTACCTTTTGATGGTGATGTTACACCTGAGTTATATTTTACATTAAATGAAAAGGAAATATATACAGATTTAACTAAAAGAGATAAACCAACTTTAGTTATGCAAACAAACGGTGGATTATATAATAGTAATAAATCATATTCATGGACACGAGATATGCCTTATAAACAAGCGCAAATTTTAGCAGATGAACTCCATAAACAATACCATATTTTGCATGTTGGTAATAAGAATTGCAAAAAACTCAACAATGTTGAGATGTATAATGAAATTCCTAATAAAAGATCTCTAATTGGTATATTACTAAATTCATCTAAACGTTTATTAATTGATAGCTGTTTACAGCATGCAGCAGCAGCATTTGATTTAAAATCGACAGTATGCTGGGTAAGTACTGAATCAAAAGTTTTTGGATATGAAATGCATAATAATATTAAATCTGTTTTACCTTTCAATGATGTAGATGTAAATGGTATAGATAGTTTATTCTTTGATTATGATTTCAACGGACCAGAGCATGAATACCCATTTGATACAGACGATGTTTTTAACTTACAGGAAGTTTATGATAGTATAATTAAATGATCAATCTTCATATTCACCACTATCTTCATCTAAATCTCCTATATAGGTATCGATAAATTGAGGTGAGCTAGCTACAACTGTCATTATACCAGGTTTTAGCTCCTTTACAAACGTGATATCCAGCAGTAAGATGTCAGATTTTAAAATCTTGAAAATTTCATCCAAATAATCTACCTGTACCTCTAATAGAATTGTATCTCTCTCGTAATCAACGAAATAATCATCGGTAAATTCACTAATATTACCCTTGACGTCAAAAAATATATCTTCAACCATATAGATATTTATCGGAACTATGATATAATAATGTATGGCTAGAAAGAAAAAGATATATAATTACGAGTTTATTGATTGCAAGCAATCTTTACCGAGTTCTGTTTTGGTTAAATGTTCCAAGACAGGCGAACAGGTAAGGATGTACCATAAGCAATTAATTAAGCTTATACAAAATAAGTATCGCAATAACTGGAGCTTATTCAAAGCGTCTTATATTAAGAAGGGTAACAAGACTGATCCTGATGTAGATACAAGCGAAGAGTATAATACACGCCCGGAAGGGTATCGTAAGTATCTCATTACTAGCTATATGTGGTTCAAGCAAGAGTTAAGTCTAGATGAATCACAAAAAGCAGCAAAGTTAGAATTTCTAGATAAGTGCT